GTCGTGTAGGTGGGAAATTGGGAAGTGTTTGGGAATCATTTGACGTGCCGAATGATTGGATAGATTGCACCAAAAAATCATGTACATGTGGTGCGGATCTTTTTATTCCAAAAACCAAAACAAAAGAACATAAAATATTACTACGACGTAGTAATGGGGAAGAAACACAAGCATCACTAAGAGACAACGAGCAAGAATCGTTTGTTGCGATGGAGAGAACTCACGCAAGCAATCAAAAACAAATATACTGGGAAATTGGCAGACGTTGTAATTATGACTGTGGATATTGCTGGCCGTGGATTCACAATAATACTGATCCTCACAAATCTCTAGAAGAATTAATGAAAGCTACTCATTTGATAGAAGAGAAGTTCACAAAAGGTGAATCAGTGAACTTCATTATCAGTGGAGGCGAGCCTACCGCAAATAAAGATTTCTTGGACTGGCTACGATATCTTAATGCATGTGGACATCATGTTAGCTTGCACAGTAATGGCAGTCGTAAGCCGGATTATTACAAAGAGATAATACATTACGGCGATCTCAATTTAAGTGTTCATTTTGAATTTTACAATCGAGAAAAATTTGTTAAGGTAGTAGAGGCGATAACCAAAGAAAAAGTTGACAGACACAATAGAGATGTAGGTCATTTAGAAATCAAGATGATGATGGCTCCCCATAATAGGGATGAAGCGCTATTACTTGAACAGCAACTGAGAGATATACCAGAATTCACAAACTATTGTACTTGGGCAATAGTACCGATACGAGGAAGTTTAGAAAATAAATTTGCTGTCCCTGGATCAGCTAGTGGAAGCGATATTATGATTGGCTACACAAAAGAAGATTATTTACTATTCGGCGATAGAAAATAAAATATTTACCAATAAAAAAACAGAGACATATGTCTCTGTTTTTTATTATGTGATCTTAACCATTTTCTTTCATAAGTTGAATATAAATTATACCATTTCTTTAGTGCTCATGATGTCATAGTTACAGTGACACATCGTTTTTGTGCATATGATAGGTTCTGTTGGCAACAGTATTTCATCGTCCATGACGTGACCTATTCTATTGCCAATTTTACACCAGCCTCGATAGACATTACCTCCTAAATCAACAATCAATTGTTCTACTCCAGAATAGCATTTCCATCCACTCCAATCATTAGTTTTTTCACTAATGAAACGATGCGCACTTGACACTACGGTATTACCATCAGCATAAACTTTACGCATCGCGCCACGATAATAATTAAAAGATTTCGTGTACTTTATGTGTTTGACGATCAATTCATGCTGCTTATCGAAAATATTTTGCTGAGCTGGAGTGTAATCAAACACTTTATCTCCGAAATCATGAATTAATGGCTGTAGTGCCATGCTGATGTCGCCTAAATTTTTTACTTTGTTTGCAACAGCATAGCAAAAATCAAATTTTTCAGGACTCATCATGATATTCACATGAGTTCGAACGTCTTGATGGATCATTTTAACGACATCAATGAAATGATCAGCATCTGCGTGTTCCGGATGAAAACTTAAACAAACATGATCAAAGTATTGTTTGTTTTCTTCCCACCATCTCAGGGTCCTACTTCCATTGCTTATTAATCCCACCTTTGCTCCAAGCTCGGTACAGTACTGACATATCTCGACAAAGTGCCGATACATCGTCACTTCTCCGCCAGTCATTTCAAAATAAACTTTTCTAGGAGCTGCTTGATCCACCACTCTCTTTATAAAGTTCTTTACTTTGTCTAATTCTGGCCAACGAATCGTTCCGTTGTGTAGATTCTCAGGGCAATAGCTACAGCTATAATTACAAGTGTTACCCAAGCACCAATTCACGACAAACCAATTTTCATGATCTGGATTACTATGGACCAATTTAATATAATCTGGCTTCATTTACCAATTCTCTTCCTGACGTATTACGTCTATTTCTTTTATCATAGGATCGCGATTGTACCAACCACGACTTATATAGCTTTTGAAGAATCTACTGCTGTCGGCATCCACTTCAACTATTCCCGTATTCAAGTATCTATTCAATTCAATTGCGATATCACGACATGTCTTCTCATCGTCATTACAGTGCAACTCCCATAATTTATCCAGTGCATCGAAGTCACGTACATCAGTGTAATCCCAATCTCGCAACATAAGATAGTGTGTGCCTAATCTTGCTCCTAGAATTGCCCAAAATCCATTATCAACATCTCTGCCCAACGTTTGCCATATGCTCAAATTCTGCAAGTTTCTACGCCACACATATTTTTCGAAATTCTGTTTATCATTCTTGTTTGGCATCACTCCGTCCTTGCTGCACATTTTCACGCCTTCGCGAAATCCTGCTCGCCATGCTTGTTTCGCACTTTGATTTGGATATGTGATTGAATAGCAGTTATGCATTGGCCAATATAGCGGATCAAAACAAAATTCTATGTTTGTTTTATCAGAACCATCAGTGTTTTCATGGGTTTTCATATTCATGATATATTCTCGTGTCCAAGAACTCATGCCACCATTGCCGTAATACAGACCATTAATATGATTTTTTGCGCGCCACCGAAATTGTGCGTCTTTGTTATTTTTGGTGATTGATAGTATCACTGTTTCAAACGATGGATCGGGTAGATTATCTCCGTCTATCAATATGAAACGCTCAGTGTCACTGGCCATTGCCGCAGCCTTATGCGCGTTGTCACTTCCTTTAACTCCATCCACTCGTTTGACCCATGGCCATTGATTTTTTATTTTTTGATAGAATTCTTCTTTTTTCGGTTCATCGTAACTTAGATATATCCAGTCTAAATCTTCTACATGAATTTGATCAATTACTTCCTCTGGTAATTTCATATGATTGTTGCTTCCAATATTGCGCATTAGCATCTGTACTAATGATACTGACATCATATTTACTACATGCGACTCCATCTGTATTTTTTTCAAGTTTAAACACGTGCTTTATTAGATGAGTGTATATTATTTTTTTATCTTTGACTAATACATCCGGTCTAGCCTCTGTGTACTGATCTTGGGTGATCACTATATAGTCGCCAGGAAGATCCTCAGTAGTATACGATATCACCTTTCCGGTAGAATCATAGTATAATCTAAATTCTAGAATTTTTGGTTTAATTGGAGTAATCAGACTAAAAAAATCACTAATCAATTGTTCATCAGACATCACGCAATTCCTTGACGATAGTCTCGCTAAAGTCTTTTATATGATAGTGAAATGGATATAGCTGAGGATAAGTGTTAATTCTCAACAAGTCTGGACGTATTTCATACAAGAACTCGTTAGGCCAATATTCACTTATGTTTTTGTTTATGGCTCTTTTCATATGTATCATGCTCATGCCAGTAAAGGTAGGCAACGTGCATTTCTCTGTGCCTAACAACGAAGCTGCAATAGCATATACTACATCAGTAGTGGCGTTATCATCTGGACAATAATTCAACAATTCTCGGTAGCTATTCCAATTTTCGAATATATCCCTGACTATGGTAAAGAATTCACATGCAAGATCACTTTTTTTAAAATACGTGATTGCGTTATACGTTTGTGGTAATTTGTTCTTGACAAATATCTGTCTATAATACGTTTCACTAGATATTTCATTTTTAAAGTTTCTGATCGTAGTACATATATTTAAGTCTCTAGTCTTCAGTATGTCCCACCAGTGATCGATACTTCTTGGTATATACATATCAGCTTCTAGTTTTATGGTATATTCATATGGACTAGCTTCGTATACTTGCCAATCATTTATTAATTTCCATTCACTTTCCGGAGCCAAATCACCATGAGGCAGTTCATTAGCACCTATGATTGTGACGTTTGCAGATGGCATCACGTTCAGGATACTGTCTCTAAGTACCTTTGCGCAACTCGTATAATCAGTGGTATGAGTATTCTGAGCCATGATTACATAGCCTTTATTCATATCATCTCCATCAAGTTATCTTTGTGTAGCATGTGAAAGTCACAGTTGTCAACCGTGATATAGGTGGTTCTGTCATTGATAGTTGCGACTAGATTATACTTGGTATCTGTTGACTTAGACACTGTAGCATTATTACTGACGTGTAGCAAATCCCATGGAATGAAATCCTTTTTATGTTCAACCTGTCCATTTACTGTTCGCAGGGCTATCGTTAATGCGTAGTCATTTCTATAAGTAGCTGGATTAAATCCATGTATATTTGCATAGTGTTGATAATTATTTTGCACCATTTCTATCATAGAAAATATCTGCTCTGTGCGTTCTGTTTTAGTAAATCTAATGACCGTGGCCCAGAAAGACTGACTACTTAGCTTGCCGAGCATTTCTGACTTAATGTCTTCCATTAAATATCTGCAATTTCTGTGACATAAGAAGTCAGTATCGTAATCAAACAACTTTAATAATTTAGCACTGTTAATTACATAGTCGGTATCTAAAACTATAGTGTCATCGTAAGGTGTCAGTGTATATACCTCATATCTACCTTTATTGATCCATTTACCTTGTTTCCTGTGGTTGTTTCTATCAGGCTCTCTAATAATCACGCGATCAAACTTGTAATTTGTGGTGATGCTAGTATCATCTGTTATGATCGTGCATGGCAAATCCAAGAATCTGCTAACTCGCTCAGCTGTCCAGGAAGCCATTCTATAATAATCGGTATGCTCGTTGTTATGAGCAAACAATACTACTCCTCGTGTCATCGTTTAATGGATAATTCTTGATATTCCTTATGCCATTCTGACATAACTTCGTCATATGTTGATTGAGCTACTCCTAGTAGCTCTTTTGTGTTTATTTGAACGGGAACATCATAATAATCAAGCAATATAGTAGTACGAGGTGCTGATTTTAAGTAACTCAGTAGTTCCGTAGTTACTTCCCAAGTACTATTCTGATTTGTTATTATCAATTGCGCTGAATATTTCTCTTCCAATAAAATTCTAGATTGGTGATGATTGAATCTAGTGCGTACACTAGATTCTAGTTTTTTAATATCCATGAAAAATACCCCTATTGTAGGGGTATTTAGAATACTACGTCTGCTCTTATTTTTAAATTATGTTACTGTTTGAGTTCCCCACGTATTGGATAAATTAATGGTGGATGGTGGCTTTATAGTTGTAACAATCGCTGTTCCCGCTGTTGGTGGTGGATTTGGTCCATAGTATAACCCTGAGTCAGTGACGTTAAACACCACAGTGAACACAATGACTGAACCAGTTGATGTTGCACTGACAGTGATACTGCTATTAGTATAATATCCTACAGCGTCTCGTTGAACTATAAGTGTTTTGGATACTCCATTCAAATCATAAAAGCCATACTGTGTGTTGTATGTAGAAGTTGTGCCTCCTCCTCCTACTTTTTTAAATCCGGTATACGTACTAGGCGGCACAATGACCGCAGTAGCTACGCCAGACGGACTACTTAGAATGAGTGATCCTGCATCCGAGCAAAGTTGACTGAGATATGTGTCTATGTCATTCTGTGGTAATCCGCCACTAGTTGGATGACTCAGAGTCAGCTGAATCTGGCCTCCAGAATTAAAAAAGTATCTTGCAGCATCGGCGCCGCTATTGAAAGTAACAGTAGCAGTCATCGTCAAACTATAACTTGCCGCAGTGCCTGACCACGCTGCACTGTTTGTTTTTGTGGTAGAAGATGTACTTCCTTGTGCGGATGCGTTCAATCTTCCTGTATTCACTGCCGCTAAATTCGCGGTCAATGCCGACAAATAACTAACTTGGCCACTTGATGTTGGCGCTGTAATGGAAGTAATACTAGTATTTTGATGCGCTGCCATCGTCGATATAGTGTTAACCACACTAGCCCAGTTACTAGCTGATATGGTGTCGCCAGATGCCACTGTTGCTAGGGAAGGTTGTCCGTAGCCACTATCAGCAGTGCCAGTACTCCAAATATTGTTTACGTTAGGGGTATTTGTACTCACGAACCCGTTAAGGTCAGTAGCCTGTATTATCCCGTCTACTGAATATGTCATATATCATCACCTTTAGTATTAAAATAAGTGTTCATCTGGTTATCTTTAACTATAGGTTGCGTTTAGTGTATACCATTTTGTGGCTGATACTGACACGTAATCCAATCTTGAACCAGCGTCCAATGTATACGCTGCGTTTGCAGACCCTGAGTTTATCGAAGCACTAGTATTTGGATACACATTAACTGCCGTAGCACTGCTGTTAACAATAGTTAATCTCATACCACCAGTAGTTACTGGCAATTTAACTCCAGAGTTAGCTGGAACTGTACTTACTACATTTATTTCGGAAGTGAGCAATGTTGCTGTTCCCTGTGTTGTTCCGGCGGCCGATATTCCTGTTGTGGTATTATGAATGTAGTACCCAGTACTCGTGAAGTTAACCCCAGATACATTGCCTGAAGCATTTACATCCACAGCGGATACATTGCCAGATGCGATTACATCTATTGCGTTTACATCATTTGATGCGGTAACATTCACCGCAGATATATCACCTGATGCCACAACGTCAACTACAAACAGATTAACAGTCGTAGTGTCACCTGATGCAGTAATGTTTACAGCATCGATGTCTCCATTAACCGTTACATTGCCAAATGTTGGACTGCTTCCGATACTCACGACAGTAGCCCAAGTCGGAGATGACTGAGTTCCGGTGTTGTACTTAACTACGCCGGTTGCAACATCATACCAAAACTGGCCTTTAAATGGCACAGAAGGGCCAGTAGAAGACGATGCGAAATTCTCAAGCATCGAAACCATATTCTGATCCACCGGACTTCCATACCCAGCATAATTGCGGCCAGGAAGAGATATACTCGTACTAGTAGTATTAAGTGTTCCATCTGAGACCGTAATTGTCCCGCCTGAATATGTTAGTGTATAAGCCATGCTAAATCTTCTCCGTTTATTATATTTATGTTGTTATTAAATTGGTAAGTGCCTGTATTCGCACTGTGTAATCAATTTGTATCTGTCTATTCAGTGATTTTTGCACGGGATGGAATATCACATGTGTTAACAGCCTGGTGACGACATTGCCATCACCGTCAGTGCCCCAATTGCCCAATAATCCTAATTCATCGAATACATAACTACCATCAGTGGTAGTACCGTTATCAAAGGCGTCTTGGCCGCTAGGTTCGCCGTAGTCAAGAGTGCATTGCACTAGAATATCGGTATATAGATTAGTTGCTACATGTAGCACAGACATCTTGTTTTTTGTTGGATCAGTGTTACTGATTAATTTATCATCGACAATTTTTGCATACGTCTGATTATACAGCTCTGCGTTTTGTCCAGTGGTGTTAGGTGGCAAATAGGTTATAAGACCCGTACTGTCTATACTTGCTCCACCGTTTCCAAAAGCCATTTGATACACCGTTCCGTATCCTCGATCACTCACAGTAGCAGCTAATGCTTCTGAAAAGTTTTCGTAATTTATAGCGTTTTTCTTGTCAACGAATACTTCCCCTGTATTAGGGTCATGTATTTTTAAAAATCCTTCAACACTTAGTGTAATATTAGTTTTCATATCTGTGTCCATTAACTGCATCTCATTTTTAGTATGACTTCACCCGATTCTGTGTCCGTTATTTTCAACGAACTGCTCAGACAGAATCCCATCTTCTCATTTGGTTTTCTTGCTGGCACTGGCGGGATTGGTTTTGCCGCTAATGAGCTTTTTTCGGTAACGTTATTAGTAGTCATTGATTTATTTATCTTTATGAAAATTAAGTTCTTAGTAATACTGCGATAGGATCAGTACACAACGTTAGCGTGGTATTTGCCACTGGAATATCTGATGGTGGACCATACCACCACTGATCACATACATCTGGCATATCGTAAGTTTCTGCAACATCTTGGCCAGAATTGTTGTAAACTTTCATTCCGCCAAACTTATCCACTGTCAATACGTGATCCCAGGTAGGCAATGCATCATACGTAGTAATTGTCATTACTAAACTATCAGTGATGTAACCTGCGATTAATTCCTCAGGTCCATAACCATGCATAAACTCGCCGCCATCGACGTTATAGTAATTATCTGGATTTGGCGTACCAGTGAATGAGTAACTAGATAATTGCGCATCCAATGTAATTTCGCCAACTGAAGGAACAAAATCTTGACCTTTAACGATAGCGTCATCAAACTCTACGCCGGACATCAATTGTGGCAAGTCCTTTCCAGGCATAGAGGTAGTTGGCGAGTAGTAGTCACGTATTCTATTTGCGGCGGTAGGCTCGACTCCATCCCATCCAGGATATGCTCCCCATGCAGATGAATCCCAGCCTCCAGTCGCACTGTACGACACTCGATCAAATCTGATGGTTAATCCAAATTCTCTGACAGGTGCACCAGAAGTCAAACATTCCGCTCTTGCGCATATCGCCACTGTTCCGGAACCAGCAGAAATTAAGTCTACTCTGCCGTCTGCTGTGGCTAATTTACTGCCATTGACTTTAACGTTCGCATCAGCTAAATGGGAAGCGGCAGTAGTACCATTGATTCCACGTGTAGCTCCTTGTAGTTCATACACAGTAGGACTAATATATGCCAAACTGGTATAACTGATCAGTTCCGAACCTATCATCACAGTGCCCGTAAATGGCAACAGTGTGGCAAACCATGGTGACTGATTTTTTACCTGCATAGTTGTCGCAGATGCTGATATCCCAGCAGTCAATTGAGTTATCGCCGCGTAGGTAACTAATGCTTTGTCATAGCTTTCGTACAAAGATATCGTATTAGCATCTATTGATCTAACATAATAATAGCCGTCGTTTAATCCAGTTACTGGCGTTACGCCTGCTGTATACAATACACTATCGCCAGTGATGAATGGATGACCGGTGATAGTTATCGTATTGTTTGTGAGATCCACATCTCCGCTAGTAAACGACGCAGATATACTGCTAGCTATTACTATTTCGGGAGCTACTGCGTATCCAGATCCACTATTAACAACGTTAACTCCGATCAATGTTTCTCCTGACATCACAGGTTCCAATATTGCCTCTATTCTTGGAGCTGGATATACACCCGTGTCTATATATGCTGATATTTTTGGAGGTTCAGTATACCCTCTGCCAGTATTAAGAACGTAGACTGCTGGGAGAAGTACATAAACTATCTCGTGTTCAAAATGCTCACTAACGAATGTGTTTGAAACTCCTCGAACCAATCCACTAATAATGCCAGAAGACAAGTCAATTGAGTCATACGACATTTTTTCTTGTCCAATAACAATAAATCCATTAGATGGCATGCCATAGGCATTAGATAATACTGCACTAGTCGCGACAGTGGTTATATCCGTTTGCAACATCGCAACTGGATACATTTTTACAGATATCTCTCCAGACGAGATAGTAGGAAGAGTGTAATCTTGTAGTTCAGTATTGTCTATGGCCAATCCATAATTATTAAACCACTGACTATATTCAGTCTCAGTCCATATATCATTGCTTGGCAGGTATTGATTTTGGTCGTATGTTGTCTGATATACTAGTTCAGGCGTCTCATAAGAACTGGTAGTAGTATTGTACTTCGCTGGTAGATCAAAGTCAGTAACATTCCCGAAGTAATTATCATCACCTGTATAGCTAAACACGAAGTCTTTAATATATACGTGGTAAGGTTTAACCTCGTTAATGAATCCCTCTAAGAATTCTTGATTGTCACGTTGATATTTCTTATAAGGTAACAAACTTCTTATCTTGTGATTTACATCAACTAAGCTGGTCTTATTAAGCCATGGTAGATAATTATTTTGTTCTTGGCTTTCGCTCTGGATGAATTTGAACATCAACATCAAACTTAGATTGCGATTGATCAGCATCTCGTCGATATAGCATTTTTCATTCAACCAACGAACTATCCAATATATTTCAGTGACCAATGTTTTGTCCCATGATACGCCCCATCCATTGCTTGACCAGCCGTACAAGTTCCAAACATTAGGTAGAAACTGTATGGTACTGTTCTCTGCTCCAATTCTTTTCCATGGATTAGCGAGTGTGTTGTCGTATACATAAAATTCACTGTTACTGAATTTGTTTGTTTGTACTTTGACTATCATCCCATTTTCCACTAGGATGTTTGATCCATTTATGCCTACCAACAACGTGTTTTCGGAAATTGTCTGTAGATCATTAACACTACTTACCTCCATCGTGGGCTTGGTTGAATCACTGTAGCCACTGGCCCACCAATTGGTGTATTCCCAACAGTCATTTACATTGTAGGTCAATCCAACCTTGAACAGATAACTCAAGTCTTTGTACTCAACTGCTGGAATGTTAATCAACAATTCGTTAGCATATGAAATGTAATTTTGTAATGCTAACAATCTATCCACAAACATACTTTGTCTTGGTCTAAAGTCTGTTCCGTATTTTGCCAATGCTGGTAAGGTAGGATCTGGAATTGGATTATAATTACTATCGAAACCACTAAAGCTTTCGATATATTTTAGGTATAGACCAGTTGGATAGTTAACCAACGGAGTAGGCAGACCACTCAGAAAATCATTTACGTTTCCGTCTCTTATTAATTCCCAACTAGTGTGCTTTTCATCTAGACTATCAGGTATACCATATCCAAGATGCAATGCGCTGGAATTTGATTGAATGTATTCACCGCTATTCATCAATGCAACAACGTTGGTAGTTATTGGTGCCAGATATGCAATTCCACTAGACAATGGGTTCAATACGTACGCACTCAGTGTCATTGGACTCAGAGTTTTCCCATCAGGCACTGCATCAAAATTTTTAACCCAGAAATAGTATTTTGTCAATAGACTGTTTGTAGATCGATCTACTACTGTAGCAGTATTGAACTTGTCATAATACACTGGATATCCTGAACCAGAATAGTTGAGAGGAGTTACTGTACTTTCTACCCAAGTATAAACGTCTGCTGTACTTCCTGGGAATGCTTTACCCCAGTTCTTCGCATTATATGATTTATCTGGTTGATGATAATTCAATAGTCTGACTGTATTCAAATTTAGCCAAGTATTACCAATATGATCGTCAAGCCAGGATACACCATTAACACTGTATACTGCTGGATCTACTGATTCCATGAAATCTAAATTGGTTGCAACCGCTCCTAGCATTTTGCCCAGACTAGGATCAATGTAGTCTAAGTATTCCAACGTTGTGTTGTTAGCAACATTGTATATACTAATGTTGTTCAATGCGTTGATATCAACTACCGTTAACGGTTGTTTATCGATATACCAAGTCGTATAATTTGTTGGTTGGGTCGTATAGTCTCTAGTCCATGTTGTGTCGTATAATGACACACTTCCTGTTGTAGATGATCCGAGAGTAGCTACCAAGATAGTAGAATCTGTGTAAGCCAGACTGTATCCAAACTTAGGCATCTGAGAATATATTTGACTGGATGTTATGTATTGTCCAAAAGCATATTTTCCAGGATTTGAAATAGACTCGTTTGATGCTGGCAAGTAATCGAATTCGTATACTACTCCTTGATCACTGAACGAATCAACAAATGTTGTAGCATAGTTATCAAATATTGTGTCATCTTGATTATAGTTTTCAGTGTAATCAAATGTGGTAGGACTAGTCAAGTCTGCTGTTATCCCGCTAATCAACAAGCTATCCTGTTCGTTCATTTTCACGCTATATCCAAAAGACGAAACATCATTTAAGTCTACATTACGAATAACTTGTGTGTTGGTGTACAGAGATATTCCCAAATTCGCCAAACTAGTTTGTGGACCGGTTATATCAATGATGTTATACAACACTTCTGGTGTATTGACAACATAAGTTATAGTAAGTACATTTCCACTATAGCTAGCGATAATATTTGTCGGTGTTGAGGTATTAATATCGTCTACTATTTGTGCTATATTACCGCTATAGTTGACTACGTATCCATCAATGAATAATTTACCAGTCTGTGTTCCTGTAAATGTTGATGTGCACACGCCATAACGCTGGCCTCCATTTATATAGTGGTATGCTCCTCCCTCTACTCCAGCTACATTATCTACAGTAGATGTCTCGTACGGCACTCCAACTATTACATCAGAGCCGTATCTATTAGTGTCAACACTGTTGCCAAAGTAAGCATTTGCTTGAGGGGCTAAACTTTGAAATCTTTGAACGAAATCGATATATCCAGTACTAACACTCACAACACTACCAGCAACTGGTGTATAAGATAAAGTCACTGAAGTTCCTGTCACCGATGCTGATGAATCCAATACATCGTTGACATATACGTATGCTACATTGTTAGGAGATGCATCAGATAAAGTAAAGGTAGCAGTCGAACCAGCGGCATAGAAACTCTGTGATCTTCTGGAATACACATACACTGCACCAGCGCCACTTAGTCCTAAAATTTGTTCATTTGGCGCGCCTACTACTAATTTAGCTCCATCAGTTGATACTGCCAAAGATTGTCCCCATTTAGATCCAGCAGTAACTGCTGAATCTGTCAATGTGTATGTATATTGATACGTAGTGTTTTTGGAGTAGATCGCTATAGACTGATTTGTGTAGTCAGCGACATATAACCACGAGCCATCAACGCTCACTGCGATTGCTCCTGTTAATGATATATGTGCTGAAACGTCAACAACTTCAGACAGGCTTAGTAAGTTAGTAGTATTATCCAACTCATATACATAAACCAAATTGTCACCAGGACTAGAACAATATGCATAATTGCCGAAAGCTCTAACTTGTGTTTCTGCGCCAGTACCACCGATCAGCGTTTGCGTCTCGGATCCAGCGTAATATCGATATAAATTCCCATCACCGGTTGCCACGAGTGTTTCAATAGTACTAGAATATGCGACACTATAGGTGATATTTGAAATACCACCGTATGTAGTTCTTTCTTTGTATGCAGGAGTTGCTGCATAGACTACCCATTGATTATCAGTATAATAGTCTGCCCATATTTTTCTAGAATTCCACGCAGTATATGGCAATAGACTGTTACTAGCGTCGCTAGGTTGCGCAAATCTTCTAGACACTAATTCAAACCCAATGCCGTTAACCGACAGTCTACTTACAGTGGTGTCCAAAACCAACGCGATAGTTATTGCTCTAGTAGATTTCACTGAACTTACCACATAGAAACCATCTATTCTATAGTCAATATTGGATATAGCTACTAGATTGTCAACTGATAATCCATGTTGATTGGCAAAAGTCACAGTCACGGTGCCATTTAAATTATTATCTATTTGAACAATTGTGTTGTTAAGGCTAACCGCGGTGAATATATCCCAGCTTGTCTTATAATTTGCAATCCATACATAATCGCCGGCGTATAAATTACCAATGTTACTAGGATCATCGTTTAAATTCTCAAAATAGTATTCTTGGAATTTGCAATCACCTAGATTGACAAATCCTGCACTCGGCAATCCTCGCTCTACTGTGTAGCTAGTACGATCTGCGGGTATGAAGTTCGCAGACAATGGTACACGCTCATAGTTAATTAACTCGTCGATCCCAACCGATTGCTGAACTCCTGGCACTGATCCGCCCACTTCACTGAAGCCTATCATAGTTGGATTGCCAGTCAAGATGTTTTGTTGTAACAACGTCTCGACAAAATTTCGGTTCAATATACTACCAAAAGACCCAGTCTTGATGGCCCAATTTTCTTCAACGGAGTAATCAATTTGACCTTGATCAAATTGTGCAGTCTTAAACGAATCAACTAATAGTTTTGTGCCCTTGGTTTTAACTATATTTTTGTACACATTTATCTGTGTAATATCGCTAAGGTCTGCGGCCGTGAGATAGTCACGTGGTCTGAAGCCTATCAAACTAAACGCTAACAAATCTACGTCATTTTCCAAGTTCGCTCGATTGGTATCGTAATAGAATTCAGCTTCATATGCCATAGTACTTGGATTTGGCAATAGACCTGATTTCACTTGTCCGTAATCCGTCTTGATCCAATCTTCTTTACTGAATTCAGAGTCAGGCTCTATCAGGACTTTAGAGGTGTAATAATTACTCTTATAGGTAACAATTATTCCTTTTGGATATTTTGTGTTTGGTGTCCATTCCTTGATATTATTTTCATTTAGAATAAATCCACTAGCATTCACGAATCCATTCCATTCACCAGACTTGTATCCTTGTAACAATAGTCTTGGCTGTCGTAATCCCGTAGTTAAATTATAAATCGTATCATTGAATGACGTATTATTATCAAACACAATTGCATGTTCTATCGCATGTAAATTCAAATTAGTGTAGGCTACAGTGTCTCCTTCACTCAGAATATCTACTGTGAATTTTTCGTTTTCGCGATGAATGCAAGCATCTTGCATCTGTACTGGTAGTAAATTTTGATTCAATATAAAATTTTGATTTTGTATTGATAATGGTTGTACTACTAGTCCGTCCCTGGCAACAGTAAACATTGTTGCGTTTGGATTCAATGATATTATACTTCCGACTTCCCAGCCCTGTTGGGACCATGACATATACTCCTGTACCATCCTAGTCCAGTCGTAAACTACTCCGTCTTCTATATTAGAAGACTGTACGCCCTGTGTTGTCAAGAATCTTCCATAATCAAGTAAGAACTCACCCACAGCTTGAATACTGTGGAACAATGTTCCATATGGCACTATAGCAGTTCTATCAACATATGACTCTTTACTCACTTGAATAGAGATGTTGCCAGCAGTTACTGATTTTAGTACTCCCAACTTCGGAACTGATATGGTAAAATATTGTTTATTTCTGCTATTACCCCATACAGTGTAACCAGTTTCCACCTTTTGCACAATAACAGAGCTATACGTTATAGTTTCAGCGGGTGGATTATCGTACAACAGCACCGCGTAATTCTCATCTGGAATCAATAGACTGGAATTCTTACTATTAGGAGTGGCTTTTTCCACCAAGAATTTCAAATAGTTCTTCGCCGTAAAACCTGCCATGTTGTACACTAGTCTTACATCCAGATTATCAAGTAACGCTCTAACTACCGTAGTTCCGTCTGCTCCTTTTTGATTTATGTAGTCTACCACCCAGTTGATATAGCTATGTTTAGCAACATTATTGCCATATATTTGAACCGTTCTGGGATCTAAATGATATCTGCCATCATACAAATATTGATCATATGTACTGTTATACTTGTACAAATCCCTATCAACGAACAAATTAAAAAATTGCACAGGTTTTGTTAACGCCAATAATCTCATTAGATCGAACGGCCATGAACTGCTCTTTAGATAACTTGCTTCCGCTGGGGCGCCGTCGCCCACAACCCAATCTCTATTGAATGTCAGTGTGTTATAATTTCCCATAACACTAACAAACGGACTTACTAACTCACCTAAACTATCAACTGGAAGCACTGACAATAAATCTGGACGTATTTTTTTAGTATTGATATACGGTGCGCCATCGTTCCATACATAACCATTGGCTATATCTTGCCACATGTAGGTGTTACCGCTGGTGTATGGTGCTGCACCATAGTGCGTATCCCACCAACTTGGCTTTGTATTTAAACCTAGCATTTCCCATGGAGCATTGGCAGGATTATCAGTATCATATAACCAATTATATATTCCTCGCCAGTAACCTTGTAATAATGCCTGTTGTGTTATCTTATTACTAGATTGATTGTAGTTATATGTAAATTTGTTAGTCGAACGATATGTTTGTGTTTTATAATCTATTCTATTTGCGCCTACCCAATTCAAAAATCCAACACTGTATATATCTAATATCTCAGACCTGGAGTATTCGGTTTCTCTGAATTCTCCTGGCACAACATCATCCGCTGTTAACGGTGTCTCACTAGATACTTTATAATTGTTGTAGATTCTCTTTTCGAATTCCAACAAAACAATATCTCTAAAATCATCGAGCTGACCTGTTACAACATCGTAATTACCGTATAATTTATTATAACTTCCATCATGTCCTAAAATGAAATATGTCGGAACACTATAAGTGTCATCTAACACGACTGCTGGCACAAATATAGGATATAATCCCAATTTAGATGGCGTGTTTGGACAATAACTACCATATGTCTGATTATACACTTTAACGGTGATGGTATCGTTAGCTTCTATTGCATAATTGACCTGAACGGAAGGAGAAGTAGTACTGACAATATAGTCGATATTTTTCAACAATTGAGTTACTACTGTTTTACCTGATTCGATTCTATTCAAATAGATTCCTAAACCCAAGTAATTAGCTTCAGTGAACATGGTCGGTGTCCATATGTCACCTAAAGTAAATATCGCAGAAGTCGCACTTGCCGCGAACGTGTATGTATTGGACAAAAACGGATTGCCACTGAACAGCATGTCGCTCCAGAAAAACGCGGAACTATTGTTTTTGTTCGAACCTATCTTATAGATGATATCGTCCAACACATCACTTGGCGAGGTGTATACACTGTAATCTGTTGATGCTGCTAAGTCAACTAACAAAGTCTTGTATAACTGATATTGTTCGCTATTGAACTGTATTGCGTTTAACGGATTCGCTTCTTGTTTGCGTAAGAATACCCCAGGTAATACCAAGCTAGCACTATTTTGAATGATAGCAGTGCCATACTGAGTCAACGTTCCAAGATCGTGGATATTATTATCACCGAACATTGTTCCGGATACGCCTGGAGCGTTCGAGAAAATAGTACGATATTGGTTTCTCAAATCTCCAACAGTAACACTTGCTATGTTGGTATTAAACGGATTGTTTTCTAGATTACTTGGTGTCTGATAATATGCTGTTTTACTAGGATAATCACTGATTAGTAGTATAGTTACCTTAGTATCAAGTTGAGTTGGCACCGATACTGTTGTCGTTAACGCTATATCATCTATACTTACTGTATACTGTGAGGCATCCAATACGTTATCATTGTAATATACTGTTACATTTCTCCATTGAGTTGTACTAGACGCTGGTACATCACAGGTGTATGTAGTAATACCAGATCCAGATATCACCACATCAGCAGATGCTGATGATCCAACTCCAGTCAATGACACAATGTCCAACGCAAAGAAACTATCGTTAATTGTATTTGTAATTCCAGAAATACTAGATTCAGATATCGCACTTATTCCAGTGCTAGACACTGATTGCACAGTGAATGTCAAATCATTCTTAGGGCTTGTTCCGCCTATTGAGCTTCCCAAAATTTTAAGTTTATCACCAACTGCGTACCCTGAACCCGACGAGACTATTGTTATAGTAGTGTTCGACGATCCGTATGTGACTTCACTTATTAGTGGAAATTCGAACACTTGCTGTTGTACACTTTCTCCTACCGCTGGTACCCATCCAGTGAGATGCTCCACTGTCGTAACTTCTGGATAATACTCTATGAATCCAACATTAATGTTTTGTGTGTTGTTAGGAGCGTAAGTAAACGTGTCACTATTCAAATTTACGGTGAACAGTATATCTCCTATAGTAGTAGGAGCACTGTATGCGATAGGAAATCCAAGTACCGGATCATCAACGCCAACACCTGGGGTGTAACTAAATAATTTGGTTCCATTGAAACTTGATCCTGAATAGTAGTTGTTATCTCCTAAGCTAATCCACGAGCCGGATGTTTCGTCGTACGTGACCACATCAAACAACGGATATTGATTCAGTGTAGTTTTTTGTTGTGACTGGTGCCATGTATTATCAGTGTCGCTGTAAAACCAAGATGTACTATCGTAGGTAGCGCCAGATAAAACATATAATTGTTTATTGTTGTTAACCACTAACGTGGTGTCAGGAGATAGCGATACTATATCGCTTCCAGATGGGCCTGCCGGCACCAAGTCTACAATGTAAACATTCTGTCTTACTGTTTGATTGGTGTCATCCTTAAATATAATTCTGGCGCCAGCATACAATGTTACTCCGTCTGTTAAATTTGGATTAATCGCAGAAACTGCTAGACCCTCAATCTGACTGAAGGCGTCAGTGGCTCTGGATACAATATCAACTGCACCCAAAGACACTGTACCACTTCTAATTAATTTCAGATTTCCTCTATACTCTATAACAGGACGCTGCGCCCTTGTCATGTCGTTATTTGCTTGATTTGTTATATATCCTAAATGTTGAGTGGTGGTATTCAGTGCATCTTGGTGAAACCAACGATTAGCTCTTGACCACGCATTTAAATCTCTACTGTCTCGATTGATTGTTATGTATTCAGGCAATTGAACGCCACCGTTAAGTTCAGCTGCAACGTAGTTTTGAACTGGGAGCAGTGTTATGCTTGAACCAACTCCAGAAACATAATACTCATTGTTTTTGTAACTGTCTGGGTAAACGGTGTTGCCAAATTCAATTTTTATACCATTAGTAAAAGCGACCCCATTCGGAGAAGTATATGTTTTTTTACCTAGAATATCAGCAACATTTATGTAATTCGCTGCATTTGTTTCGATGAGATTGATAACGCCAACACTTAATGGATCTGTGCCACTTCTGTAATATAATCTATCAGTTATTAGTGTTGCCTTAGCCGGGACAACGAATGTAACTGTTCCATTGTCTGTTCCGTTATTAGTTACGCCAACGATAGTGCGTTGAACACTAGTCGCATTAATATCAGCAACAGTTTGTATCCAAAAATCGGTACTACCACTAGGAACTTCGAATTCATAGGTACCGCCGCGCAACATAGTTATTTCTGGATTAGTTCCAGAAGTTTGTGTGAATTGATATCCGTTATCGTCCTGCGTTACAGAGTATAACCCAGAATCATACACTATAGTAGGCGATAATGGAATAGCATCAGGCCCTTCAGGTAACCAATAATATTGCGTGTAATTAACTATTTTATCAATGTCAATGAACGGATCCCAGCTGTAGAATTGATTATTAAAAAGTCTATCGTGATTGGTGGTATTTGCCCCATCTATTTTCAATGCATCGACGATGCCAGAGTAATTGATGAAATCTTGTGCTGTCTGTGTCTCTGGCTTTAAAAATATAACTCCCGGATCTAATTGATAATTTCTACGATTCTTTGTTGGCTCTACAACATATTTGTCAGTTGGACTGACTCCGTAACCATATTTTTCTCCAATGAAGCCTTCAACCCTTTTAAGATCGGGCTGAGACGTGAGTACATCCAATGTTGCATTTAGAAATTGCTGATTGGTGGTTGTTTTAAATACTTCTGGTAAGAAATCAATAGATCGAACTTTGTTAACCATATAAACCTTGTTATCGTTATGTATATACTTATCTTAATAAAATAGTAGTATTTTTACCGCTGTAGATTAGATGGAGTTAGGGAACTAATAACGGTGATGTCGCTCACTGTGGCACCATTTACGAAAATTTCATTTGGGGCAGAACGTATCTCATACAAATCACCAAATGTTTGATTTGGATTATTAGACACCACTACCACAGAACTTATCAATCCAGCTAGTTGCACATGCAAGTACGCAGATAATTCACTGAAGTAGAAAGTATCGCCGAAATCCCATTTATCCAGTGTAAAATAACTATTAAGTGCAGCTAGCATGGACGATCTAATCTGACTATCACTTGCCGTTGTTGCTGGACTTTTTACTACTTTCAGAGTTCCCTGGAGGGCAGGCGCTGCTTTTGAACCGAATAATGGCTTAAAAGTAACGCTGTTCAGAATGATGCTATCACTAAGCATTTTGTAGTTATCCAAGTTGCTATACTCTTGTTGTAACTCATTAATAGTCGGCTTCGGTGGCTCTATCACTGTGCCAGTTGAGTCATTGAGCCAATTTTGATACTGTGTGTAATAACTCTGAGTTACCACGTAAAGATCAATGATATTAGTCGTAGCAGGGTCTATTCTCGTAGTGTTACTGCTATTGTGACGATATTGGAAATCAATATCATTTCTGCCAGTAGCTACAGTGTAGCCACTAGAAACATCAGTTAATACCAATACAGGAGGTTGTGATCCTGGAACCAATGAACTTTCATAAAACAGTCCAGTGGCAGTAGCATAAAATATAGTATTTTGCGGATACTCGTACTTGATTGCCTCGATTGCTGCATATGTTGGATATGCATATATCACGCTATTAACTGGCAACAACTGATTTCTATACAAATCAGCAACGTCAGTTATAATCTTAAAGAACACATATCGTTGTCCGGTGACACCTACTATAGTATCGAAGAAGTCAGGATCATAGCTTATACTTGTGTTTATATCAATACTGCTCACCTTTACCGCATAATCATCCGGATATCCATCACTTTCGATCTGCTGGCCAGTAACGAACAATGGATAATCTATGCTCAATATAGGGGTAGAAGATGATGTTGGATAATTTGGATTAGAGTTTGTTTTGAACACGTTTATGTAGTCTGACAACACTTTCCCACTCTTAGGATCAAAAACCTTTTTCTCTCGATCATACAAGAATCTAACTTCTGACACGCTGCCATAATAATATGTTCTATTCTTTATGGTAACGGTGTAAGAATCATCTGCGACGTTATATGTAAATAATATTAACGAGTTTGGCACTGTTGGATCAGAGGTTGTTAAACTCCATCTAGTTTGAGCCGCTGGTATTGTATTGTCATAATTCAACACGAATCCACTAGTTTTCAGTTCAACTAAGTTCAATACTTCTCTAACCACGGTGGTACTAAGAGTGTTATCAAACGATGGGATTATTCCTGTTGCACCTGTGTTAGATGCCGGATTCCACGTGCCAGTAGTGTTATCAAGATACGCGCTAGATGGAATAAATCCACTCAGCGTCACTGGACCAGTGCCGTTACTCAACGCACCAACTCCGTTATTGCATCCATCACCTATAACACTGTTAACTCCAACCCATATATATGATCTGCCTCCGTTAGACACAGAGGCAGTACCATCCTGCAATCTATTATTCTGATCAAAATACTTCCCAGCAGGTGCCAAAAATTTCAATTGAGCACCTTCTGTTATGTAAGTCATATTAGTTGAATTTGCAGTACCAACTGGAATTGGCAATTCTCCACTACTAGTTAAGATGTAAAAATATCCAGTAACTGATGTATCCGAAACTGTTAGTCTTTTCCAATAACAAACATTATCAATCGATCCAGTGGAATTATATTGGCCACTATATCGAGTAAAGAACTCTAGGTAATACTGAATCACTTCTGGCGCAGATAACAAGACCGGTAGTGTTTGACTCAGAAATTCCACTGCCAAGTTAATATTTAACGCTGAGAATGTGGAGGTTGAATCAACATCACTTGAATACAACGCTCCGTCTGCACCAAAAACGTTAGTACTACTATATTTTCCTGTTGGATCCAGCAAGTCTTGATTTCTGCTTACCCCAATACTACTGCGATTTAATGCTTTGCTTTTAACGATACTGTTATACAACGTGAATGGGAAATTAGTATAATCTTCGCCATTAACCATTCTATTTTGAGTGTAGTATCTACTTGGCGCACGTTCTTTGATTTGTGTAAGTGATTCTCGCTGCAACGCATTGTTCACGTTTGATTGCAGGCTAACAGTAAATGTCAATGTTTCTATTCTGTTGGTTCTACTTACATACTGCAAGTTGATGACAATGCCATTCATCTCACTAGGATTGATCGTGTATGTTAATCCGTTACTTTCACGAACATAGGCACTGAATGCTCCGATTGGGATTTCACCGAATACTCCATCGCCAAATACATATGTTACTTGATCATTTGTTCTGCTAGTCACACTATAAATTTTACGTGAACTAGATCCTTGAAGGTTAGCATTTACAAAAATATTATCAACTTTTGTCCAATAATCTTGAATGCTTCCAGCGTCGTCTAACCCGTATAGCCATGTATCGGTGTTGTTTATGTTCTGGATATCAATTTGTTGAAAATTATTTTCGATCTGTTCGGCGAAGTTGAATTTAGCATTCTTCAATGCTCCTTGCTTGAAGTAGAAGAAAAATCCAGTATTTGGACTTCCGTAGCCAAGCTTATCATTTCTATATAGCATATTAAATTGGCCGCTTGGTGCAGGCGGCAATTCATACAGAGAATCACTGTTCAAGCTAGTAGCACTCACTAGTTCAAAACTCATATTGATGCCATCAACTTGTGTTAGGTATGGCGCTACTGGCAGCTGACCTGGCGGAATGCTAATGCTATACTCATCAGTCTTTACGCCTAATATATTTTGACTATTGCCAGGGCGTCCTACTCTCTGACTATTGACCATGGCGGAGTTGACTATAGAATTAAACTGTTCTTGCCAATTTGGATTTGCTGGATCATTCCATAGTACAGTAGTGTTGCCCAAATTAGCGCCATTGATGTCCAGAACATTTTCTGTGGTGGCAACTGCTGTTATCTTAATTAGTCCCTGTCCCGCTAAATTTCTTTTCGGAGTATAGCTGACTAGATTGGCTAGTTTTATAACACTGTCTCTGCGTTCGGCAGTGTCAATAAAATTCTCTCGTGCATTCAGATCACTTCTAAATGCGAGGCCTTGTCCCATAAATGCCATGACATCGAGCAATGCCACAAATTCGCTACTCTCAGTGTAGTCGTTAAATGTCTCCGGATAATATTGTGTCAAATAATCTATGAAACTTTTACGAAGAGTCTCATAATCATATGACATGAAATCCGCCTCGCGGTACGTCTGATATATACGTTTCCAGTCATTTACACCAAAAAGTGCACTTTGTCGGGATGAAGTTGCCATGTTTAAAAATCCTTTAAATATATTTATCATGCATTTTTAGTGCGTTTCGCACTAGCATGAAATAGATTATGCTACTAACAGTGATAGGATTTATTGTCCAGTCTGCTGGATGCTACCATCAAATCTGTTCATGAAATAACCAACTTGCACTACGTCGTTGAAGGGATTTACTGCTATTTCTAATTCAAACAGTATACCATTTTCTCTACTATACACATCAATAGTGTTTAGTATTATTCTCGGATCATTGGCTACTATTTTGCGAATAGCAATTTCTAGGGCCTGCCTTGTTTCAACGGTGTTAGGCTCGAATACGAAATTTCTAATCGATGACCCATAACCAGGCTGACCAACTTTATCACCTTGATTGATA